TTTGTCCGAAGTGTGGAAGGGTATATTCACCTTTTACCCAAATGTGTTTGTATTGCAAACCCAATAATACAAATACTATTTCTAATCTTGGCGACCTTTCTAATACGACTGTCAATCAAGAAAAACTAAGAGAAAACCGTAAAACAGAATAGTAATGAAGAAAATATATAAATATCGAATACTATGGTCTTTGTACTGTATCTGTACGATTCCCGTACTTCCAATTATTTTTATCACTTATATATTTGATAGAATTAGTGATTGGATTAGTCGTATGTACGAATCGGTAAAAGATGAAATTATCAGAAAGTATAAACCATCATAACAGAAGTAATCATGAAGAAAATAATGTTTAACGATAAATACGGTTTAACACAGGCTGTATTAGATGGTCAAAAGACCATGACGAGAAGAGCTTTTTATATTCCTGATAAATTGGCTCTTAAATATTACGTTGAGACGGATAATCTCGTTATCTGTGATACACAGCACAACGGGAGTATTATAGAATGGCGGGATAATAACGACAATGTGCGTATGACATTCCGACCGAAATACGAAGTAGGCGAAGTAATTGCAATTGCACTAAGCTACAAGGATTCAGGCTATGCTCCCGACTTACTAGATAGACATCCGAAAGATTTGAGTATTCGCGGTCTCATGAAAGATTCTGCGGGATGGAATAACAAGATGTTCGTTAAGTCGTATGCTTGTAAGCATCACATAAAGATAACCAATATAAAAGTAGAACGCCTACAGGATATATCCGATGACGATTGTTTGAAAGAAGGGATATTTGAATGGAATGCCGGTCAGAAAGATATTCCTTTCTATTCATTTTCGTACGCAGACATTCCCGACTATTTTAGCCCCCGTGATGCTTTTAAAGAATTAATAGACAAAGTATCTGGCAAAGGCACATGGGAAAGTAATCCTTTTGTATTTGCTTACGAGTTTGTGTTATTTGACTAAGGGAGGAATAGCCATGCCAATAAGCGAAGTATACAATATAGATTGCATGGAATACATGAAAGGTATTCCAGATAAGTTTTTTGATTTAGCGATAGTTGATCCGCCATACGGGAAAAATATAGGGAATATGAATTTAGGGGTCGGGAAATCATCAAGATGTTCTTCTATCAAAAATAGAAAATGGAAACCAAAGGACTGGGATAAATCAAAACCATCTGATGATTATTTTGCTGCTCTTTTTCGCGTATCAAAAAGGCAAATAATATTTGGAGGAAACTATTTCCGTCTTCCTTGCTCCCCTTTCTTTTGTATATGGGATAAAGGGGAAGGAATGTATGGTCGGAGTTTTGCTGAGTGTGAATATGCTTGGGTTAGTAATGGTGGAACCCGAATATTTAAAATTCCACCTTATGATAAGGAAAGGATTCATCCAACTCAGAAACCTATTTCTTTATACGCATGTATCTTGAATAGATACGCAAAAGCTGGATATAAAATTCTTGATACTCATTTGGGAAGTGGTAGTAGTCGCATAGCTGCCTATAAAATGGGTTTTGATTTCTATGCGACTGAAATAGATAAAGACTATTTTGAAGCACAGGAAGAACGATTCCGTTATGAATGTCACGGAGAGATAAAAACGAGTAAAGGAATATTAATTCAGCCAAGTTTATTTGGCATATAGAAATGAAGAAATGAGCATAAAGATTGATAAAAGCGCATACGAGAAGCTAATCAAGGAAGATTTAGACTTTCTCAATGAACATTGTCCGGAGAGCTTGGAATTAGATCATATTAAAGCAATTATTCGCAGTTCCATCAACTGGTATTATCCGAAAAATGCTAAGAACATGTGCCTTAAAGATAAAACAAAGGTTTGCAATTTATGCCATGAGTGCGATGTAGACGTGCTGAATCCGAACTATTAATTGATGTATAAAAAAGAATCTAAGGGAGGAAATAACTATGGTGGTAGAACTAAATAAAGAAGATTTATGCAACTTGCTTGGTGGTACTACGCCACCTTTAAACTTAATTACTAAAATAAGTAAAATGGGGCTCGGATATTACACAGGTGGATTTGAAGACAAGTGGACATGGAGAATCGATATCGCTTGTGAATTTTATACAGAGCAGGAATTATGGGATTTGTATAAGGAGATAACCAAAGATGATAAATAGCTATGCCAACAATACTAAAAGAAACTTATCCAACAGCTAAGAAAGAACATGTGTGTGAGTTTTGCGCCTGCAAGATAAAGCCGGGACAAAAGTATGTCCGTCAGACAAATATCTATGACGGAGTAGTTTACGACTTCATAACGCATCAAGAATGTAAGGAAGTAGCTCGTAAATTGAGAATGTACGATGATTGCGATGATGAAGGTTTAGACGGTGAATCTTTTCGCGAAAATCTAAAGGAATATTTATATGCCAATCATTACAACGATGAAGCGGATGATATATGTTCTGATTGGGATTTGCCTTACTATGAGATAGCAAAGAAAGTATTGGAAGAACTTAAAAACGAACGCAGATGAAGAGGATATCCATTGCAAACTGTGAAACATTAGACCCTTCTACACTTTCCGCTTTAAAGGATAAATGTACCAAATTGGGGTATGAATTAGTTGAGGAAGAAAAACTCAAAGTTGAACTTCCCAAGGTTTACACTATTATGCAGCCACCACCGCCTTTGCCAGATATAACAATGTTGGACAATCCTGTCAGTAATTGCAGAAAAGTTCGTTCTTACCACGAGGGGGATAATATTCACTACAATAAATGTATCATTAAACGCAGAAAGAAAAACAAAAATAAAAAAACGCATAGAAGGAGGAAATGATTATGGGATTTACAACGCCAGCGTTTATACGCAAAAACACACCGGAGCTTCGGAAGAAGCTGAAAGAGTTGGGATATAAACTAATATTTTCCGTAAGATACGCATATACCGATGTAATTTATGCTCACAATGATTATGTATATGGAGATATACCAAAAAATTATACTGAAAATGGTGTTGTTGATTGCGGAACCAATGAGTCCTTGTTTCTCGCCATTGCCGCATTGAGGGATGATACAAACGAAAATCAATGGTTTACCAATGGGGAAGAATGGGCTTATCATCCCAAAACAGAATGTTGTTCTCCATGTACAACTATATACAAAACATTAGCTTTCGACTATATCCCTAATGATGTCAATTTGTATCATTATCACAAGGCTACCGTAGAAGAGCTAATCGAGCACTTTAAAGGAAAGGAGGAAAATAAATGAAAGAAGAATTTGTAACATTAGAGACAGCAAAGTTGCTGAAAGAAAAAGGCTTCGATGAAAGAACATTATACGCTTATCAAAATAATGGAATGTTATATTGTAATACTGATAGGATTGCAATGGCTTATAATTCATTACCCATTTATCAGATATGTGCACCTATACAATCTTTTGCTCAAAAGTGGCTACGTGAAACCAAGAACCTACATATTTCCATCATTAGAAACGCTTGCGGTTATGGCTATGATATATGCAAAGCTGACAATGGCACTCATATAACCGATGGGATATTTAAAGGCACGAATGATGGTGGTCAGTGGGACACCTATGAAGAAGCATTGGAAGTTGGAATACAAGAAGCGTTAAAACTTATATAATCATGAAGAAAATAATGTTTAACGATAAATACGGTTTAACACAGGCTGTATTAGATGGTCAAAAGACCATGACGAGAAGAGCTTTTTATATTCCTGATAAATTGGCTCTTAAATATTACGTTGAGACGGATAATCTCGTTATCTGTGATACACAGCACAACGGGAGTATTATAGAATGGCGGGATAATAACGACAATGTGCGTATGACATTCCGACCGAAATACGAAGTAGGCGAAGTAATTGCAATTGCACTAAGCTACAAGGATTCAGGCTATGCTCCCGACTTACTAGATAGACATCCGAAAGATTTGAGTATTCGCGGTCTCATGAAAGATTCTGCGGGATGGAATAACAAGATGTTCGTTAAGTCGTATGCTTGTAAGCATCACATAAAGATAACCAATATAAAGGTTGAACGCTTGCAGGACATTAGCGATGGAGATTGCTTGAAAGAGGGGATTATACATGCGTATACCGATAATGATGGAGTAAAGATATATCATACCCCTCATACAAAAAGAGGATTCTTGTCAACAGATATAGCTCAACAAGCTTTTGCTGTCCTGATAGATAAAGTGTCCGGCAAATGTACATGGGAAAGGAATCCTTTTGTATTTGCTTACGAATTTAAATTAGTTGATTAAAGGAGAAATAGCCATGCCAACAAGTGAAGTATTATACATAATCATCAAAATCGCATTATTCATCCTCAATGCCGCAACCGTTGCCATCATTGTAATTTTGATAAGCAAATGGCACAACCGTATGGAAGGCAAGCTGAATGACATCAAAGGTTATATTCAGCACGTAACGGATAGAAATGACATAGTGTACATCAATCAGCTTGAAGAGATGAAAAGAATACTTATAGAGTCTGAACGATACGAGGAAGCTGACAAGATAAGCAAGTGTATTGAGGATGAATACAGTAATCTTAAAAAGAGAATGAAGGGCTGTTAATAACCTACTGAACCATCCCCTTCAGTACTTTTGATTACTGAGGGGGAAGGTGGTAGGAGATTATTCGGTATTTTATATTAATCAATGAACGTTATGGAACAAGAAATGGACAACAATCTGCTGGCTTGCTGCTTTGAATCAGCTATGAAAGTAGGATTCTTAGAGACTAGTTGGGAAATCAAACTGTATGCTTATTCCCTATATAATGCGAAAATATGGGGAATAAAAACGGAACAATAAATTAAAATTACTAACTTTGTGTTATATGTCAAGTGACATGTGGCTAATCCGACGAAAAGACCATGAAACTATCAGTTAAGCAGGAAAATTTTTGCAATTTCTATTTAGAGTCCGGTAATGCTTCGGAAGCGTATCGACGTTCATATAATTGTCTGAAAATGAAACCGGAAACGATAAACTCTAAAGCTTGTCAACTTCTAAAAAAGGATAAGATTAGGGCAAGGGTAGAGGAATTGCAATCGGAATTAAAAAAGAAGACAGCGATAACCAAGGAGAGGGTACTGGAAGAGCTTGGAAAAATAGGTTTTTCCACTATAGCCCATCTTCATAATACATGGATTGAACGTAAGGAATTTGAAAAGATTACGGATGATCAGAAAGCCTGTATAAAAAGTATATCCACTAAAGTGATGAAGAGGAATATTGGGACAAATGACTCTCCTGATATCGTAGATGTTGAGATGGTTAAGATTGAACTGTATGACAAGGTAAGAGCGCTTGAAGTGATAAATAAAATGATGGGATTTGAGCGTCCGGGAGAGATGAAATCCGAATTACGGATTATAGTAGGGGACTGATATGGCGGATATTGTATATTCATATAAAGTTTTCAATCCGCTTTTCTGGCATTTACGGGAGGCTTTTTCCAATGTGGATATTAGATATATAATAAACAAGGGTGGTTCGTCTTCCGGGAAGTCGGTTTCTGCCTGTCAGACCCTTCTGTTGTCTGTGTTGGCAGGGGAAGGCAATGTATTAGTCCTAAGAAAGATAGGCGCCTCTATAAAAAACACTGTATACGAAGAATTCAAGACACAGGCCAAGATATTGCGAATTTTCAACTTTTTTATCTTTATAGAAAATTCAATTTGTTGCATTAATGGTATGAAAATAGACTTTTCGGGTCTTGATAATCCTGAAAAGATAAAGTCTATTTCTAATTATAAACGCATTTTGTTGGAAGAGGCCAGTGATTTTGAATATGAAGATTTCGTTCAGGTTACCTTCCGTTTACGTGGCAAGGAAGGATTGCAGATTATAATGAACTTTAATCCGATTTCGGAAGATTTATGGATAAAGACTAATCTTGTAGACAGGCAGGAGTGGAATGATGTAGATACTCATCTTTATGGCAAGGTAAAGGATGCGGTTACGGGACGTATTTTGCCAGTTGAATACAGTTCGATAAAACGTAAGAGGTATAATTCCTCAAAAGAGATATTCAGTCCTATCACGGGGGATAAGGAGGTGTATAATCCTGATACGGTGGAGCTCCATTCTACTTATCTTAATAATTTTTGGGTTGTCGGTTCTCCTGATGGCTTATATGGCTATTACGACAAACAGACTATTGCCAATTATGAATGGTATAGGAGCCATGACTATAATTTTTATAGGATATATGCGTTAGGTGAATGGGGAAGTATAAAGACTGGTGGAGAATTTTTGCACGCCTTTGATGTTAATCTGCATGTCGGTTCGGTTAAATATGATTCTACTTTTCCTGTATTTATATCTGTTGACGACAACTTGCTCCCTTACATTTCAATATCATTTTTTCAACTGAAAAAAGAGGAATGTCAGGGGATGGTCATCCGCCGTCCTTCCCAGTTTCATGAGATATGTGCAAAAGACCCGTTTAACTCTGTGACAAAAGCGTCAGAGATGGCACGTTCTTTTTTGGTTAGTATCGGTTATAAGGATGTGGTGTATATACTTGGTGATGCCACTACTCAAAAGGGAAATACGATTGATGAGGCTAAACAGTCATTCTTTGATAAGTTTGTTGAGGGGATAAGCAAGTCTTTTGTAGTGAGAGAAATAATTGAGAAGTCAAACCCGTCGGTTTCGATGACAGGTGAATTCATAAACGCAATATTGGGCAATTATTACAGCGATATATTTTTTGCCGTTGATGAACGTTGTAAGAATTCAGTTTCGGACTATAACAACGCAAAAAAGGATGTGGACGGAACCATATTGAAATTACGTGAAAAAGACAAGAAGACCGGACAGACATTTGAGAAGTACGGTCATTTGACGGACTGTCTTCGTTATTTCATGTATGCTGTATTCAGGAAGGAATACACGGATTTCTCATTGCGAAGAAAACGTAGTGAAGTCAAAGAGGATGATTTAATATATTATAATATGAATGCGAAAATAGAAGGTGTAAGAATGTGCTACATTATACCAGATAGTGTAGGAAGATGTGTTGTAGCTTGTTTCGTGCTTAAGAACTATGTATTTCTTAAAGAAGTACTCTATTCTGATAGGTTTGACGAACAGGAGGTGATTGACAGGGTTGGCGAATTCTCTCCGGATAAGGTGATAATTGAATGTGGAAAGCAGTATTCCAGGTTCATTCTTTGTCTTAGGGAGAAATATGATACTTGGGTTCTGAAGGATAACGCCAACATAGATGATCGGATAAACGGTAATTTACTGTATATAAAAGAAAAAGTACGGTTTAATCCTGATGAAAGCGATGAGGCTTACAGTAGTTTTATATACGATGTATTGGGTTATCCTTCGGAAGAGAAATCGGCGGTAAATGCACTAAGTGCTATATGCTCATATGTGTCAAGAATGAAAGAATAAATATTTCCATGTTTTTATTTGGACTAAATTAAAATAATTTCTATATTTGCGGTGAGGATGCCAATCCCTTCGTGTGAAGATGCACGGAACTTGATGCATTGTAAGGACTTTCAAATTTGGGACTTTATGTGTATTGTTCGTAATGACTGAACGCGCGGGGAGTGGTTATCCAAAATTGGATAATCATTCTTTTTTTATGGCTAATATAGGAAATTGGATAAAGGCAATCAGGAGTATGGCTGTTCCTTCTATGAAAGGTTCGGTTAAGTCTGTCGAACAGGATAAAGGCGGTAATTTCTTCTATATGTCTAATTTCTTTTATCCATCAGGGTGTGTTCGTTTTGATTACGACCTGTCGGTTGATTCTGATAAGTCAGACTCTTTTCTTGTATGCACTCCGTTATCCACTGTAATTAATAAGATTGGTTCAATGTTTGCGAACGGTCGTATTTATGTGACTGATTCCGAGGGTAACGAAAATGGTGAATATGACGATATCAGACGGCTTTTGTCTAATCCGAACCCGATTCAGACTAGAATTGGATTTCTTAAGGAAATAGAAATGTCCTTGAAGCTTTTTGGTTATTGCCCGGTTTTTACAGTCCGTGCATTAAAGGGGTCGCTCCCTTTGGCGATGTATGTTATCCCCGCGCATATTTTTCACATGGTATCTTCCGGCAAGCTGTTCCGTCAATACAATATTAAAGATATTGTTTCCAAGGTTTATCTGGAATGGAACGGGATGCAGGAAGAGCTTTATGAAGAGGATTACTTCGTAATATATGACTGTTCTGTAAATGTGCCTGGGGGAAATATGGATCTTGAATTCTCATCTTCTACGGACTCGCTGTCTATTCCTGTTAATAACTGGATTGCTGCAATGTCTGCAAGTCATCAGTTGATTGTAAATGGTGGCCCCAAGGGAATTATATATTCCGACTATACGGACGATATGGGAAACCTTGTAATGAGTTCTACTGACAAAGAAACGTTGGAATCCAAGTTAAAGATAAAGTACGGTGTCCTTAACAAGTTCCCTATATTGACTTCGAGAATAAAGTTGGGGTGGATTCCTTTGAATTACGATGCATCCCAATTAAAGCTACATGAAGAGGACGAACGATGCAGCCGGAAGATATGTAATGCGGTAGGGGTTGACTACAGTTTGTTTGACGAATCCAAATATGACAACAAAAATATAGCGGAGAGATCGGCTTATCAAGGTCTTGTTATCCCGGACTCTGAAAAGATATCGGAAGCTCTTACTAGAGCTATTTGCCCTGAAGGGGTTTTTATAAAGCTTGATTACACCCATATCGACTGTCTTCAGAAGGATAAATCCGCATCTTCTTCCGCATTTCAGAAAATGGCATCTTCTTTAATTCAATTAGTTGAAAAAGGTCAAATAACTCTTGATGAATCGAGGAATGAGCTGGCAAAGTTTATTGATATTGATCCTGATAATCCCAAAGGTGAATTAAAAACTAATAACTCTATTGAAAATGGGCAAAACTAATAAATATAGCGGAAGAATGGGGATGCAGTATAAGACATTCTCCATTTATGCCAAAGAAGTAAACTACGATAACGAAAGCCGTACCATCAGCGGATATGCCGCCATTTTTGGAAACAAGGATAAAGCGGGTGATATTCTGATAAAAGGATGTTTTTCCAAGAGCATACAGGATAGAGGGCCGGAAAGCTCCGCTAACGATAAGATAATTATGCTGTGGATGCATAACATGAATGAGCCTATCGGTCGAATCACCGTTCTTAATGAAGATGATAAAGGCCTGTATTTTGAAGCTGTAATTGATGATGTCCCAAGAGGAGAACAAGCTGTTAAACAGCTTGAATCCGGCACGTTAAACCAATTCTCTATCGGATACCAGTATGTTTGGGAAAACTGCGAATATGATGTGGAAAAGGACGCTTTCATTGTAAAAGAGGTGAAGCTGTATGAAATATCGGTAGTATCTATCGGATGCAACGGTGAAACCGAATATTTGGGGTTAAAATCCATAGAGGATGCCGAAAAAGCTTATGAAGAATTAAATGCCGAAATATCGGATATCTGTTCAGGAATGCCTGCATCTAAACAGCAGAAAATACAAAGAATTATATCAAAGGCAATGTCACTTGCGGCATTCAGGCCGGAGGAACGCATGAGTACTTCACCTGAAGATAAGGGAGCCGACATGCATGGAAATAAGGTCAAATCAATGTTTGAAAAATTAAAATTAAAGTAGTATGGGAAAAGAAACAAAGAAGGTGGAGTTTAAGGACTTCCTTGACACCAAGGGATTGTCTGAGGACGAATCAAAGGTTTTCGATGTGTTCGCCAAAGGGCTTGACGGTTATATGGAAGCTCTTTTCGACCAGTTTATGAAAGATGAGATTGACTCTAAATCCATGAAGGAGTCAATTGATAATGCAACTAAGGCCATCGATGAACTGAAAACAGAGGTAAAAGGATTTGCCGACAGCAAGTCTATCAATGAACGCCTGAAACAATTTGAAGAAACAATTGTCCGCATCAAGGCAGCTACGGAGAAAGGAAGGGACGGAGAGTATAAGATTAAGTCTCTTGGTGAACAGATTGCAGACGCTTGCAAGGGGTTTGTTACTGAAACTAACGGGGTTAAGACAATTGACGTTGAAGCTCTCAAGAACAAAGGCGGTATAAAGTTTGATGTTGTAGTGAAAGCTGCGGCTACTCCTGTAATGACAACTGGCGCAGGTGTTATTGCCGGTGGAATTACCATTGACGAACAGATAAGTGTTGCTCCCCGCAAGCGTGCATCTATCCGTGACGTGGCTAATGTAGCAAGTATCTCCACTCCGTCTGTAGTATATGCTGAATTGAAAGACGTTACCGGTGATGCTGAATGGGTACCGGAAGGCGGGTTGAAGCCTTCTATGACTGCTGAGGTTGAAACGGTAACGGTTACTGCCGGAAAGGTGGCGCTGACAGCCAAGGTTACAACCGAGGTTTTGCAGGATATCCCCCAGTTGGAAAAAGAGATAGAAGCTGAGATTATCAATAAGATTGGATTGAAGGAAGAGGATGGTATTTTCAACGGTACCGGAACCGGCGGCCAGATAAAGGGAGTCGGTGATTCTATCCCGGCATTCTCACTGACTGGAATTGATGTATCCAAATCTCCCAATATGTATGATGCAATCGTTGCCGCCTACACGCAGATTGTAAGCGTAAGCAACATGGCTTATTCCCCGAATGCTATCCGCATGAATCCGGTTGATTACGCCAATATGCAACTTACGAAGAATGACAATGGGGATTACATTCGTCCGTTCAAGATTGGGGATGAACTGATTACGGGGCTTCGGGTGATTCAAGACCCGAATGTAACGTTGGGTTCTTTCCAGATGGGTGACTTCCGTTATATGTTTATCCGGGATTATGTCGTACTTTCCATGAGCATTGGTTGGGAGAATGACGATTTTACCAAAAACTTGGTGACTGTCTTGGGTGAAAAGAGAGTACTTGCTTATATCAAGTCTCAGTATAAGACAGCATTCGTGTCTGACACATTCCAGAATGTGATTACCGCGATAACCAAAAGTGCTTAACGTTAAAATGTGAAATATGAAAAGAAGCAGTATTAATACAGCAAAAAGCGGCAAGTCCTATAATATAGACTTGTCGGAAGTGTACAAGGTTACATTCCAGAAGGATTTCGGTGCATTTAAAACGGGTGATGAAACCCACGTCTCCCTTCCGATTGCCATGAAATGGGCAAAGATGGGTGTAGTTTCAGAAACTTCTGAAATAACTTCTGCTGCCGATAAGGCCGGATGTTCCGAACTTTTAAAGAAAGACAAAAAGAAGGGAGAATAAACGATGATTATTGACGGTTCATACTTTGCAGGAGTTCTAAGTCTCGGTATTATCTGGGATACGGACGATGATTCGCCAACTAGAACGGCGGAAAGGGATAATTTGCAATCATATATCGACTTGTATGAAAGAAAGTATCTCCGGCTGGTATTGGGGGAAAGTATGAGCCGTGAATTCATTGTATATCTTTCATCAGGTAAAGATGATGTTACTAAATGGGAATCCCTCAAAGAAAAGCTTTCCGTCAGAGGATACAGTCCCGTTGCCAACTACGTGTATTTCCATTATGTGAGACACTGTGGGGTAAAACAGACTCCGGTTGGTACGGTGTATGCATCTGATGATAAAAAAGCCAATCCTAATGTTCTTCTTGTTTCCGCCTGGAATGACATGGTTCAGATGAATAATGAACTGTATGATTTCCTTGTGTCGGATAAGGAGTATGCTGGGTTTTCTTTTGATTCTTCCATGGTTGAATGTATTAATGGTATGGGCATATGAAATCGGTTAATGATATATTCAGGGAGATAGTAGCCAATACGGCAAAAATATACGGCAAAAATGTGTCTTATATGTTTGGCGATTGGGAATACATTTCCGGGCAACTGACGGAATGGAGCCAGTCGCCAAAGACTAGCAAGCTGAAATTCCCGATTATATGCCTGTATTCCCCGTATATTGAAAACCGCACCTCAAAAACGCCTGATGCCAGCCTTGAATTTCTCATCATGGTAGATACCCGGAAAGAGTATCTTAATGAAGAAAGGGAGAAGGTGTCATTCGCTAAGGTTCTCCGTCCGGTATATGATGCTTTCATCAAAAGCATACTTGCATCACCGGATATTGTTAATGATTATAACGGCATAGTCCCCCATTCATACACGGAAAACTACCGGTACGGAAGAAAAGGCGTGGAAGCTGCCGGAAAACCATTCAGGGACTTCATCGATGCTATTGAGATAAATAATTTGAATATTAAAATTAAAAATATAAAATGTTATGGCGACAGAATTTAGAGAATGCGCCGGTATGGCTCAGTTTAATACCGGTACTTCAAAGTGCTTGCTTGACCCGGGAAAAGTAAAGGCTATTATCCTTACGATGCATGGTTACAAGCTTCCCGCCAACGCTACGGCGGAATTGCTTGAGGCGGCTTGTCATGATGACCGCCCGAATCGTATCTTCCCAATCAAGACGATTATCGAATATGCGCCTTCCGGTGGGGAAGCCAACAAGGCGGCAGTCGGATATGGCCCCAATAAGATTACCTCATATTCGGCAAAGGACGATGTATGGACGGTGGATGAATACGATGCCAGTCTGAAGGCGAATATCATGGCAGCCAAAGGTGTTGCTTTTGATGCGTATTTCGTAGATGAAAACAATGTCGTATACGGAATGAATGACGGAACCGGTATTCTTGCCGGCATTCCCCTTTCCGGTGTTTATCCGGGCGGACAGGACTGGGATTCATCCGGTACAGAAGCAAACCTTACCATCGGCACAATGTTCAAGGATTACGAGAAATACGTGAAAAACGCCGATTACCGTGTATACAAGTTCGATGTTGTGGAAGCTTTGAAAGGCCTTGTTTATGTCGAACTGGTAAAAGTCGGAGAATCGGGAAACAACTACAAACTGAAAGAGCATTTCGGTGGATTGGATGTAACTCCCTATTATGGAGCCGCGTTGGCGGAAGGTGCAACTGCTTGTTTTGACGGTGCAACCCAAGTGACATATAACAATGGCGTGTTAGAAATAACCTCTTCAAGTACCCCCACCTTAAAGTCTCCGAAAGTTTTGCAAGAAAATGGAGTTGTTGGTATTGAACAGTGGATCGCATGAAAGTAGAAGGAGCTCACTTTGTAGATGAGGAAGTCAAAAAAATGAAGAAAAAAGACTTTATTAACATGCATAAAAATTGTATGTTCCTCAAAGGAAGAAAAGATTCTGAAAAAGAAAATATCCTCTCTGACATCTACGACAAGATTGTCGGTGTCAGAACTCCTTCAGAGGGTATTATTTAAGTGATTTGTTTTCAGGATAGGGGAGATTTGTTCTCCCCTTCTTTTTATACTGTAAAAACATGGCTACGATAAAAGAATCTTTTGACAATATCAATTTGTTTGTAAACGGATTTGAAGATATGATTCGTGAAGCAATGAATGAAAGCCGCGGGGATGTTTACGACCTGGTTATTGACCAGTTATACTCCGGTATAAACGGAAGGGATAAACCTCTTCGTCCTACTTATCTTAATGATCCGTGGTTTAAAAGTGATGAGGCTGGCAAATGGAAGAACAACGGCCGCGGGTATGCTATGTGGAAGAAGGAAGAAAGACCGCCTACCCCGTCTTTTCAGGGTTATCCGTCAAGGGATGTGTATACCCCCAACTTGATAATCACCGGAAGGTTTTATGATTCAATCCGCGTCTCCCTGTCTCCGAAGGGTTTGAAGATAGAGACGATAGATGCAGAGATGGGGCAGGATATAGAAAGAAAATACGGGAGTATCATATTTGGTCTCGGTTCTAAATCAAGGCAGTATTTTATTAAATACATGCTTAACCCCTCATTAAAAAAGTATTTCTCAAAATTCGGTGTATTATGAGTTGTTGGTGTCAAGGCAATAAACGGCTTGCTTCTATAGATAAAATGCGGGAAATCGCAAGAAAAGCCGCAAAGATGGAACAGTCTGTGTTTATTCTGATTGAGAAGAATGACGGGACGTTTGGTTTTGTGAAGGACGGAGAGCAGTATACAGGTAAACTTATTGAGTATATATACCCGTAATAAGAAAAATAGAACAATATTTGTAGTGGACGGTCGGAAAAAATACGGGGATTATACAAAATGTGTAGGAGAAATAGGACAAAAATAGATAGGTGCTTTATAAATTATTGGAATATTTTTATTGAAAACAAAAATATTCGCTATATTTGCAATGCGATACAGCTTGGGGAAGCGCAGATAAGATATTAAGTATTTCCATAGAGTTGGGAATATATGAACAGTGCCGAAAGATCCTCAAGCGTTCGGCGCTGTTTTTTTATATTCCTGTGTGTGAAAGGGCACACTACGAAAATTGTATGAATGATATTCAGATTTTCAAAAATGAAGCGTTTGGTGAAGTAAGAGTAGCCGGAACAAGTGAAGAACCGTTATTCTGCTTGGCAGATGTTTGTAGGGTTCTCGAAATTAAGAACACGAGTGATTGTAAATCGCGATTAAAATCAGATGGGTAGTTCTTACCGAGGTCATCGATTCTTTAGGTAGAACACAAGAGGCAACCTTTATTAGTGAGCAAAATCTCTATAAAGTAATTATGCGATCTGATAAACCACAGGCAGAACCTTTTCAAGATTGGGTATGTGGTGAAGTTCTTCCTTCAATCCGTAAAACCGGTGGATATTATATCGAGAAAAAGTTGCCTAAAACCTATCTTGAAGCTCTTAAGGAATTAGTCGTAATTGTTGAGGAGAAAGAACGACTCGCATTAGAGAATACAGCAATGACGCCCAAAGCTGACTATTTTGATAAGTTGGTGGATAGAAACTTGCTGACTAATCTTCGTGATACGGCAAAAGAATTGAAAATACCACAAAATAAATTCATCTCTTTGCTATTGAAGAATAGATATATCTATCGTGATTCTAAACGTAAACTGAAACCCTATGCGGAATATACTCCAAGCCTGTTCGAACTGAAGGATTATGAATGTAACGGTTATGCTGGAACGCAGTTGCTCATCACTCCAAAGGGTAAAGAAACATTTCGATTAATGTTTAGCGCATAATAATGTGTACGTTTTCAAGGTATCCAGAATGATATCATAATTGCAGAAAACAGGTTGAAAAGACCTTGAATTTTGAAAACTCATTAGTATATTTGCGGTATAAACAACATGGTGCACTGAATCAGAAAATTGATCAGCGGATTAATATATAGAGGTATTCAAGGTGTACACCATGGCTTTGAATACCTCGTCTTTTTATCACCGTATAAAGGAATGCGGAACGTTTCCAGGACGTAAAGACTAAATTATGAAAACAAATCAAATCATGATTCGCCCGATGGGTGATTTCAAGGTAAGTCAAAGAACAAAAGATGGATATTTTAATGCAACTTCATTGTTGAAGCAATGGAATGAATCAGGTATGGGAAGTAAAAAAGAAATGCATGATTACTTTAGAATGTCACAGACTGAAGAATTTATAAAGGCTTTAAAGTTAGAGCCAGAGTTTACAAAAGGGAATTCACCGTATGTAAAATCGAAAGCATCAAGGGGAGAAAATGCGGGGACATGGCTTTCGCCAATTATGTTTATTGATTTTGCTATGTGGCTTAACCCTGCATTTAAAGTAAAGGTTTTAAAATTTGTTCAGGACGAAATGATAAAATTTCGCAATCTTGCCGGTGATGCATACCCATCCATGTGTAAGGCTGTCAGTTCTATTTTACCTGATGACCTATTCAAACAAAAAGTTAAAGATTTGGCAAGATCACTCAATATTATAGTCTACGGCAAACATGAATCAGAAATGCGCAATAAAATAGGGGATGAGGCTAAGATACGTGAATTATACGAATTGGAATTGCAGATAGCCCAATGGATAGACCTTGGGTTTATCCGGGATTATGAAGGGCTTAAGAAAGCCTTGACCAAAGTATATTACCGGCGTCACCCCGATATTTTGCCAATGTGATATAAACCATATTTATTACCAATGGATTTTCGGAGTATGGGAATACTTAACGATTTTCTAAGGAAGAAGGACATAAAGAAAGGGTAGCAGTAAAGCTACCCTTTCCCGTTGATTGGCGTCAACTATAGTGCCGGCCCGAAGACCCCTGTCTACTCTATTTCTCAAATATATGTGCAAATACGCTCTTTTCGTTCGCCAGTTCAAGACCTAACTGTGACGGATGCCGCTTTATGTAATTGTAAAACGCGAACATTTTCTTATCATCATCGCCGCACCTGTCTACCAGTAACCGGATGAACGCAAGCAGGCAGTCGGAATCGTTTCCGAAGTTCTCCTGTGTGGATGGCTGTGTCTTGTCTACATCGTGTTTCAGTCTCCGTATGGCTGATATGGCAGTATTGAAATTACGTTTGGCATCATGTCGCAATTCATATCCCTGCTTTCTCATTTCCGTTTCCAAATCGAATAAAAGCGTTTCGACGACATCAACCAGTACATATGTCAGGTTGAGTGTGGTATTAAGTTTTGTTGTTCCTGCTATCATATTCTATTTTCATAAGGTTTTGAATCCTACTTTCTTTTATTTCTTTCGCGTTGGGCGCCGGACATACACAGCCGGCACCATGAAGTTTTTAAATGATAGCTTTTGCCTTTTCTTACTATCGTCCGGTCATAGAATCGGTGAAGGGGAAGCAATTTGCCGCAATGTGTGCATCTCTTCCGCTCTATTCCGTCCACTATAACCCGGTTCTTTGGCTTCCGTTTAACCAACCGGCACGAAAGGCACTCACGTGCTCCATATCTCCGGCAATAAGCTATAGACCGCTTTCCGCACTTGGCGAAATGGGTGCAGTCAGCCCGCGGTAATGTCTGATGTATATTCATGATAACTTTCTTTGTTTTGATTTTAAGAGTTCCGTATTCAGTGACCGCAAATCAAATCCGGCCTTCCGTGATGCAGGATTGCATTTAAGCAGCTCCATATGGGGAGTAGTGCTTGTTCCTTCTCTGCTGATCCTTACCGCTTCCTGCAACTCTTCCAATGCATGCTTCAACGCTTCTTCTGTGCTCATATTCAGTATTCGTTAAATGTTGACTAATCTACTTTAAATAACTCACATCCGGTTTTCTCCTTTGCCCGTTTCAGCATTTTTTCCGTGTTCTCGTTCTTGGATATAAGCCTTATCCCCGAGCATCCCACGGCTTTAGGCTTTTGGAATAACAACTCACAGGGTTGACCGTAGTACACCCACAGAAACATAAATTCCGACAGGTGCATATTGTCTATCTTAACGATATATTTGACAGGGGTATCCATAGCAATAAATATTATACCTCAACAAAGAGACCGGTTTCACAAATAACTTCCTCTGATTCGCTGGCGTTTTCCGCTTCCTTGAAAAGCCCGTCGAAAACCAGTGCCTTATAATTGGCTTCTGTCGTCCAGAACGTGCATGTCCGCCCGGATACGCAGATTTCGCACCTGATAAGGTCGTCGTAAGCTCTTACGTTCTCCGAGGATTCGCGGCCCGTTACTTTGATTCGAATATTTTTCTTCATATGCATTGTTTTTGTTGATTTCAGAATAGCGTTATCATGTTTCCGTTAATCTCTTTCCTTTTCCTGAATAACTCAAGGAAAAACTTTTGCCCATATGGGGTTATCACCGCCTTCCGGTTGATGATGATGGCCCGTTCTGCTTCTGAATAGTTTTCTGCAATCTTCATAATACCCATGTTGATAGACTTCTGTGAGGGAAGGTTGCGTCGTCCACCCCTGCTTAGCAGATACCTGTTGAATCTCAGGTATTCATACAGGGCGTTCTGTCCTTTGTTGAACAGCTTGTTCTGCTTTAATATGTTAGCCATCTCACCGACTGATATGCATGTTGGTGACTGCATGATACTTTCCGCGAATTCAACCTTCGGCAGGTTCCGTTCATTCTCTTCATTGAGTTGCCGGTTCTCCAGTTCCAGAAGTTGTTTCTCTTCTTCGGATGATACCAACGCTTTCAGCGCTTCAAGATAATTCCGTGGTACGAAGTATTCCGGCTTGTTTCCTGTCTTGTGGAAAACCTGCCGGTAGACTTCAAATACCGGACGTACCTTGCGGGCGATGAAGTATTCGAGACAGGAGACGGTTATATGATATTTGTATTTTGTACTACCCACTTCGGTTTTTACCGAAGTGCAGGCATAATCAACTTTTTCAATAAACTCTTTCTTTAATGCATCAATTGCATAATCTCTTCGGTTATATACTAGCATCCAAACTTCATCAATATCTACAGGGAAATCTTCTTCGCTTCTTGATAATTCAAACACCGCTTTAAAATAAGCCTTTATTTCTTCGTTTGAACTTGTTTTAGTTAATGCTTTCATAAGATATATATCGTTTTGCAGGGCAAAAGCCCTGCTGATTAGTTATAGATTCATGTAAATACAAGTAAAGTCACATTCTTCATCGTAGTCAACTTCCAGTTCCTTTTTGCCTGCGAAGAAGTTCTTTATCTTAGATACTGCTTCATCGTTTCTTCCATCGAAAGAAAATGTAGCCGATTTCTTTAAAACTGTGACTTCAATAGCTATTCCGGCAATTATTGATAATGTTCTTTCTAATTCTCGTTTCATATTCTGTATTGTTGTGCAGAGCTTTCGCTCTGCTGTTCTTAAAATTTATTTGCTATAAGTTCTTTTTTTAATTCACCATTTTTGTAGAATCTAACTGATACGATGCGTACTGTATCTGAAATAAATTTTCCGCAATCATTGGTTAACTTTGCTTTTAGATTAATTGCTTTAGCTAAACTATTAGTTCTTTTCTTCATTGTTTTCTTGAATCCAAAAACGAAATCTTCTGTGTCGATTTCAAATTGATAAGTATCAGAATACAATACCTTTTTCAATTCTTGTGTCATTTGTTCTACCTTATTCATAATCTTTATATTTTTAATTGTTATTACTTTATTTCCTTTTTGATGTCACAAAGGTATATTATTTATTATACCTAAACAAATAAAAGGTATATAAATATTATACAATTAACATTGTTTAGTATATTGAATAGTATACTTTTTGATATAAGGAGTATATTTGCAATATAATTTTAAAACACACTTTTATGAGAATCAAAGAGCTATTAAAAGAAAAGGGGATTACACAGCAAGAACTCTCTGATATATTGGGGGTGTCTTATCAGTCAATAAAACAAACATTAAACGCTCCATCTGTCACGACATCAACTTTGGAGAAAATCGCAACAGCATTAAATGTTCCACTTTGGCAATTATTTGCATCTCCTGACGATGTAAAAGGAGAAGAGCTTACCGCTCTAATTCATCACAAAGGAGAGTTCTATAAAGCCACGACAATAGCCGAATTAGAAAAAATTGTGGCTGAAATAAAAGAAAAATAGATACTTATTTGCTTATTTGATTTTTTTGTACGTTTTTTGTAAATATAATATTAAATAATAAAGTTATGAAATACCTGTTTTTTTTGATTATTCTAGGTTCTTTATTTTCTTGTGGAGGAAAAACAAGGGAGGATTATAAAAATGAAAGAATGCAACTAGAAGAAAGAATAAAAGAAGAACTCAAAAGGAAGCTTGAATTAGACGAAGAAAATATTAGGAAAGCTAAAGATCAAGAACTTCTTTTGCAAAAATGGGATTATGATACTCGAACGGATGAAATGACAGATAAAAAAATACATTGGGCTTCATGCAAATCTAAAAATACAGAATATTTAGAATTTCCGTATGAAGGAGGAACTAAGTTAACTCTTACAATTAGAAACATGAAGGGGAAAAATGAAATTTACGTTACAGTAAATAAGGGACAATTGCAAACTTATGATAAATATGTATCTATTCGTTTGGATAATGGTAAAGCTAAAAACTATTCTTTAATTGGAAGTGGTGATGGAGATTCTAAATTTGCATTCATATATGCGGGAAACTCTCTTATATCTCAAATTAAGAAAGCGTCTGTAATTAAAATACAGCTTCCTTTTTATGGAAATGGGAGAAGAACTTTTACTTTTGAACCTGGAATACTTGAATGGAATCATTAATATATAAATATATATGAAAACCGTTTTATTTATACTATTATCTTTATTGTTCATCTCTTGCTCAAAAGACGATGATAAAATTGATCCTTCCCGATTCATTGGTGATTATGAATTGAAGAGCTGCTTTACCGATACAGACTTTTATTCAAATGCAGAAGGAGGATGCGAAATATTCAAGGTCGGTAATACCATAAGAATAAGTTTCTATGTTGATAAAAACAGCAATGAGAATGTTTCTTTTGACGGTTACTTTGACGGAGACCAGGTGTTAACTTCGGATGAAGAAAACTTCGGTAGAATTTGGGAAGGATCGATAGGAATATACATAGATCAAGTCGATGGAACTACTTATGAATTTTGGAAATCTTCCTATATAAATTCAGGTGGCTCTTCCTCTTCTGGCAGATGTCAAGCTATAACGCAAAAAGGTACTCAATGTAAACGAAAAGCTAGTAAAGGTAGTATATATTGCTGGCAACATAAAAATAATCATTAAATAAACATCTCATGAAAACATCAAACCACCAATCCAAACTATCCATCCATTGTGGTAAAAACACGGACAGCATGGAGAAATTAGAGAAAACATGTAAGGAAGAAGCTGAAAAGCTAGCAAAAACACTGGAACTTGCTGAAGGTGATGCAATATCTGTTCCTTTCTGGACGTCTGGCCCCGGCTTTCCCGAACTTATCGGCGTTGGCGTGTTCAGTAGGGATGAAAACGGTTCAATCGTCTACGAATTGGATTTCTCGGAATCAACCTTATAGCAGAACCCTAACCATTTTCCCGCCCGTCGCAAGATGGGCGTTTTTTTGTTCCTAAAGAGTTAAATTATCTCATATTGCATTGAAAATTCAGTTGGGAAAGTTGTTATATATGTAAACTTTCACTATATTTGCACCATGAAACAAGAACGAAAAATATTATTCTATAAAGACTACTTCATTTCATTCTATCGTTCACTGGATAGTGGAGCGCAGAAGAAACTTGATTACGTATTGGGTATGCTCAAAATACAGGAGCGGATAAGTGAGAAGTTTGTAAAATTTATCCGTGACGGCATTTATGAAATTAGAGCGTCTTACGACGGGAATATTTACCGTGCATTCTTTCTATTCGATGAAGGCAACATCGTGATGCTGTTCAACGGGTTTCAGAAGAAAACGCAAAAGACGCCAGAAAGTGAAATTAAAAAAGCATTGGAACTTAAAAAAGAATATTATGCAGAAAAAAAATAACATTGGCAGCTTTGACGCCATACTTGACGATAAATATGGCAAAATAGGGTCTACCGAGCGTGAGGAATTTCACAAGGAGGCTTATGCTTATTGCGTAGGGCAAATAGTCTGTAACGCACGTAAACAAGAAAAAATGACGCAATCTGAGTTGGCGGAAAAAGTCGGTACTAATAAAACTTATATATCAAGGATAGAAAAGGGGGTTATCGAGCCTGGTGTCGGATTGTTTTTTCGTATCATCGACGCACTCGGCCTCAAATTCGAGATTGTAAAACCTATGATGTAAAGGAAAAAGAAAGGTCGTCGGGAAGATTGGCTGAAATACTAAGTTCTAAACATGTAAGTTCTTGTATATCAAACGAAAATCTATCGGCGAAAATATCTCCTATTTTATAAATTCAGAGCTTTTAAATTCAAATGAGAAGCCGTGTTCCCTTCTATGGGTTCACGGCTTTCTCGTATACTCGGTATATCTTATATTTATTCATTCTAAATAGCTTGTGAAATTCCCAAATTCTCTCTATATTTGTGCAGAAACCGTGTCAAGTGACCCGGTACTTAATTCGTACGTTATATGGCAAATGAATTAAAAATCACAGATGTAGTCGATCCTAAGGCTTTTACCCAGTTACAGAATCTAAAAAAAGATATTGACGAAACCTACACTTCCTACAAGAATTTCATAGATTTGCTCGCTAAGGGAATGCAAGATAAGCCCTCTAGTCTTCAAGACCTCTCTAATAAGTCCGCAAACTACAATAAGGCATTGAATGAGCTTATTACCACCCAAAACAAACTGTCAGATTTGCAGAAAGAGCACGAGACTCTTATTAAAAGAATCACCGAGCAAACTAAAGAGAATGTAACGCAGATATTGGCTGAGGCTAAAGCTAACGATCTTAACGCTGCTGCGGAGTTGAGAACTGAAAGGGTTAAAACCGAAAAACTTAAGCAGGAAAAGCTGCTCAATCAAGAACGAAAGAAGACCAAATATACTATTGAAGAAGGTATTGCTGCATTAAGCATGGAAATAAAAACAATGGAAGATGCTGGCCAGCAAAATAAAATTCTTCGTTCAGCAAGAAAGCAACTTGATTTAACTACGGAAGACGGACGTAAGGTATTAGAAAAATTTAATGCTGTTATTAATCGCAATGATGAATTGCTAGACAAGAACTCTGACTCATTAACCCGTGCAAAAAATAATGTAGGTAAATATAGAGATGACATAAAAAAGGCTGCATCAGAAATATTGAAAGGAAATTCTTCCTTGAAAAACATGGGGAACTTGGCAAAGAGTACTGGGGGGTTGCTGAAATCTAGTATGGGAGCTGGACTTGCTGAAGTTAGAATAGGAGTTGCTTCCATGATAAAAGGGATGTTGGGAGCGCAAGCTATAATTGGAGCTTTCCAAAAAATGATAGGATTATTCAAATCAGGAGTTCAATCCATCGTTGATTTTGAAGCGGCCAACAGTAAATTAGCGGCTATATTAGGCACGACATCAAATAATATAAAAGATATGACCGCTGATGCACGGAGATTAGGGGCCGCAACTAAATATACTGCATCAGAAGCGACTAACCTACAAATAGAGCTTGCAAAGTTAGGATTTTCAAGAAAAGAGATTCTCCAATCAACAGAAGGAATCTTGAAATTTGCACAGGCTACTGGGGCGGATTTGCCTGAAGCTGCGGCTTTGGCCGGAGCTTCTTTAAGAATGTTTGATGCAGAAACTAGGGAAACGGAAAGATACGTTTCTGCGATGGCAGTTGCAACAACAAAAAGCGCATTATCGTTTTCGTATTTGCAAACTGCAATGCCTATTGTAGGGCCTGTCGCAAAAGCGTTTAATTTTCAAATAGAAGACACACTGGCATTGTTGGGTAAACTAGCTGATGCAGGTTTTGATGCCTCTATGTCTGCTACTGCAACAAGAAATATTCTGTTAAACCTTGCAGATGGAAGTGGAAAACTTGCCAAGGCTCTTGGGGGGCCTGTGAAAACATTGCCGGAATTGGTTGCCGGTTTGAAAAAATTAAAAGAGCAAGGGGTTGACTTGAATACAACATTAGAACTGACTGATAAACGTAGTGTTGCCGCCTTCAATGCCTTTTTAACTGCTGCTGATAAAATTGTCCCACTTAGAGAACAGATTACGGGCGTTACCAGTGAACTGAATGATATGGCTAATACCATGGGTAATAACGTTCAAGGCGCACTGGCGGGGCTGTCTTCTGCTTGGGAGTCTTTTATGCTTAGTTTTTACGAGTCAAAAGGAATAATGAAAGAAGTTATTGATTTTCTTTCAAAAGGCATAAGAAATATTGCCAACAACATGAAGGGATACGATCAATTACAAGAAGATGCGAATAATAGGGCAGTCGCAAATGCTCAATCTGAAATGGCTCAATCTGACGTATTGGAAAGACATAGAAATAATATGTCCAAATTGTATGAAGAAAAAATAAAAGAGGGAATGAGTGCGGATGAGGCAGCAATAGCAGCTAAAGAAGAGTATCTTCAAACTCTTAAAAGTCAGTTGGATATGGAAAACAAGGAATATTCAGACGAGATAAAGAAAAGAGAAGGATTAGAAAAAGAAATTGAAGACAGGGGAGCATTTAGAAAAGGAACGATATATGGTTGGCTTTATGATAAAACAAGTATAGGGCGTACTAAAAAAGTCATTGAAGAAGATATAAAAACGGCTACAACTGCAGCCGCAGGAAAAAAAGCTATTGCATCCATTACTGAATCTATAATTGATGACTTAAATAAAGTGGATTTGAAGCAAGTAGAGGTTTCACAAAATACTCTAGGAAAAAATCTAACCGATAAAGAACTCGAAAAGCAACGTAAGGAACGTCTCCGCATCCAACAAGAATACCAGCAATCCGAACTAGATTTAATGGATGAAGGATTAGGCAAAGAACTTGCTAGAATCCGCCTGAACTACACCAAACGTATTGCGGCTGTCAAAGGCAATACCCAGGAAGAAATTAAAACCAGAGAAAACCTGGCTGTTGCCATGGAAGATGAACTCTCTGAAAAGATATATATCTACAATCAGAATAAGGAGAAGATTGATTTGCAGAACCGGCTGGAAGCTCTTTCTACTAATTCCCAAGATGAATTAGAACAACGTCTTCTCTTTCAATTACGAGCCAATGAGATATTAAAGGATGCAGAAATTAAGGCTGCAAAGGATACAGATGCTGACGTGTCAGAAATAGAGGCAAAGTATCTCAAGAAGAGAAATGACATCGTAGAAAAGAACATACTGGCTAGGGTCGGTCTGATTGAGAAGAATACCTCAAAAGAAACCAATGCAGTCCAAAATGGGGCGGAAGACCAACTGCGTGCTGTAGAATTACAACATCGCAAAGGTGAAATCAATGAAAAGGAATACCGCCAAAAGACATACGAAATAACCAAAGATTCCATTCAGGAACAGTTAAGGTTACTCAATATCCAATTGCAGGCTGAGTTGGCAGCTCTTAACCCTGCTGATACAAAATCAGATGCATTGAAGGAAAAGATAGAAAAGGTAAAATCGGAGATTAAGAAGCTGAATGAAGAAATCGAAGACCTGACCTTTGATAAAGAAAAATCAGATAGACAAGACTGGGCAGACGGATTTATTGATGCCATGTCTAACATGAGAAGCGCAACCGAAGAATATTTGGGAGAAACCGCAAGCCTGTTTGGCGCATTTTATAGCGTCATTGGCAAGATGACGGAAAAATTTGTGAATACAGGTGATTTTTCGCTTTCAAAGTGGTGGGAGAAACTAGACCCGAAAGATAAGGCTTCCTTGATACTTGAATCTTATGCGGAGATATTCAACGGTATAACTTCATTAATGACAGCAGCATTTGATTCCCGTATCGAACAGATAGAGGAAGAGCAGGAAAAAAATCAAGCGGCAAAAGAAGAAGAATTAGAAAATATTGAAAAACTGGCGGAAAACGGTGCTATTTCCACAGAAGAAGCTGAGGCAAGGAAAAGGGCGGCGGAAGACAGGACTGCTCAAAAAGATAAGGAACTCGAAAAGCAAAAGGCAGAATTAAAGCAAAAACAGGCTAGGTGGGATAAGGCAAATTCTATAATACAAGCAACAATAGCTACGGCATTGGCTGTTACTAAAGCGTTACCAAATTTTGTGCTTGCTGCTATTGTTGGCGCTTTAGGTGCCGCCCAGGTTGCGATGATTGCCGCCCAACCAATACCCAAATACGCCAAGGGCACCGACAACCACCCCGGCGGATTGGCAATTGTCGGTGACGGTGGTAAGCAGGAAGTCATTGCAACCGATGACGGTGCTTATATAACCCCTTCTGTTCCTACGCTGGTTGATATCCCCAAAAGAGCAAAGGTTATTCCTAATATCATAGACTATCGTAAGATGGCGTTACATTCTGATGCTTTAATGCTAGACCGGCAGAGAAGGAATAATAACGGTGATGAACCGGTTATTGTGAATGTAAACAATGACTATACTAAACTGGAACGTAAATTTGACGATTTGTATGGTGAAAGCCGGAAGACTAACCGGACGTTGAGGAAGATATCAAAATCATCCAACATCCGTTCTATTGTAGGAAGAATAAACTAATTTAAAAATAAAGATATGGAGAAAGTTATAGTTAAAATAGAATTAGAACGGGATGACATAGTAGCTATGTTTCGTATTCTAGGTCATAAACTATCCGAAGAGATATGGGATAGTATAAAGAATAAGGAGTGTATTTTGGATGATGAAGATATGCAAGAACAGGCAAGTGTCATGAGGCTTGCGCTTAGTACTCTTGTGGTAGATAAATTATTGAATAAAGGGTGCACCAATATGGAAGCCAAATGCTCAAATCCGGCAAAACGATTTTCTGAAAGAATAAAATCCATGCAAGAGCAGAGAGAGGAATTGAAGAGAAAAAGAAAAGAAGGGTGCGTTTTTGACTAGTGATGCACCTGTATTTTATTGATATATCAATCATCGTGTGAAGGAGCACGTAACTTTATTACACTATACAATGACTTAGATAAAATCCCCTTGGATGTATTCATAGAAGTATGCACCGGGGACATCAGAAAACTTATCATAGAGGGTGAGCACTCCGAAGAAGAACTGTCTGAACAATCAGAGAAACTTATCGCCGAATACGTGGAAATAGTTGGCGGTACATCTTTATTGACTGAAATATCCCAAAAGAACAACCTTCTCAACCTGCATATCAAAATTGAATGCATGAAGGGAGTCGAACTCATGATTCAGAATAAGGACTGGGCGGATGCCGCACGTGTCCTTTCCGAATTCGGCTTTTCTTATTTCCCTTCCGAACATGATAAGATACGCAAGAAGGCTGCTTCTATCCTTTCTATGAGTAAATATATGCTTGAACGGGCAAATGCCAAGGAGAAGCCGGAAAGTACCTCAAAAATGGATAAAAACTACTTTGTCCGTGAGCGTGTCGCTGTCATGTCTCATTATGGTATGCACATCAGAAAAAATGAGATTAGCGCAAAGGAGTATGCGTACATGGTAAAGAAGATGTGTGAAGATGTGAAATCAATGGGAAAATCACTTAAAAGGAAATAGCTATGTTTAAATGTGAATTATTGATTAGCGGACAAACGTATGATGCCACCAATGATTTGAAAAACTGGGACGATTTTGAACTTCTTCAAAAAAGACCCTCTTACGACGGTGTTGTAAGGTCATTCTCGACACAGTTTGAATTTGTGAAAAAGGCTTATAAACTACTGAAGTATGAGTTTTATTCATACTATCTGAATGCTGAGGCTACCGTTATATTCTCTTTGAGAAATAATAACTGGGAGTACGATGAAGTATTCCGGTGCGCACTTGATTTTTCTACATATTCGGAAGATGGTCTAATTGCTTCCATCAATGCCATTGATAATACACTGGCTGCCATTATAAAGGCAAAGAAGAATATTCAGTATGAATATCCGATAGCTGACCTTTATACTAAAAATCTAGTTTATGATAGATTAAAGATGACAAATGGTGCAAAATGGATTGATGGTGGTTCATTAAGTTCTGATGGTAGCTATTCAGAAATAACAATACCAGCAAAAGCCTCTAGTTGTCTTTTCCCTTTATATATAAACGGGAATAGTGAAATTCCTACAAAAAACATTGTGGAAATCAGAGATGTACCTGTGAAAGGATTGACTCGTCCATATAGTTTATCAGATACTTTTATTAATAGTTTAAAGGATGGTTTAAAAATTGGTTTGTCTTTTAAATTTTCGATAGAAATAGGTACGGAATATTATATAACAACAAGGCTAGTTAAATTAAGGGAAGGATCGTATGACATTATAAAGGGGTGGAGCCCAGAAAGATATGATGATGGATGGGGTGGTTGGGCCTCTTCTTATAATGTTGAATATTCGGAAGAAATACAATTAAATAGCGGTGAAGGGTTGGCTTTACATTTTAGTACTAGTATTGAAATTGCTACTGATGTAGTAGTTCGTGTTTCTAATTTTAATTTTTCAGTTAATTTTCAAGGTAGAGGAGAACCTGTCAACATCGACGTAGTATCCCCAGTAAACCTTCTCAACAACCTGCTAAACAGTATGTCCGAAGGAAATACGGAATATAAGGGATACTTTAATTATGGCATGTCTGACGGTGGAAGAAACTTGAAATTGGAGAGGGCTTATATTATGGCGGCTGAAAGTGCCCGTGGACTTCCCAAAGCAAAAATATACACTTCGTATAAGAAGTTCTGCGACTGGATGGAAGCTGAATTCGGATATGTGCCGGTAATAAGTGGAAATGAGGTGACGTTTACCCATCGTGATAAACTGTTCACAAATACGGTAGTCAAGGAACTTGGAAAGAGAATAAACGACTACGAGCTGACAGTAAATGATGGGCTAGTATATTCTTCCGTAAAGGTCGGATATGATAAGCAGGATTATGATAGTATTAACGGGCGTGATGAATTCCGGTTCACTAATGAATTCAGTACCGGTCTTAAACTTTTGGACAACACCCTTTCGCTGATAAGTCCTTACCGTGCCGATGCGTACGGAATAGAATTCCTTGTACAAAAGAGGGGTGAGGATACTACGGATAACAGTAGTGATAATGATGTTTTCTTTGTCGATTGCGTGAATAATCCATCTACCGGAACACTGGATTTGTACAGACCATATTCTGCCGACCAGCTTTCCGGTCTGCTAAGCCCCGAAACAATGTTCAACCTCGATTATTCTCCACGTTTCATGTTAGAAGCGAACAAGAAGTATATTGGTGCATGTACTAACCTTCTTAAATTCGCATCTTCAGACGGAAATAGCGATGTGTCAATCAACGGAGTCAAGGAAACGGATGATTTTCCAATTCCCGAGCGCCTGTTTTCCGTGTCGGAAGTAGAAGTATCAACCAGTGACATCAAGGCTCCTGCCGACTTGACCGGGCTTGTCTCCTTCAACAACAAAGGGGAAATCATAACCGGTTATATCAAGCAACTGGAATTGAACATAGCCAAGGAGAAAGCAGCCACATACACCTTGATTGTAAAGGATATAAAAAGTTGATAATCCGTTGTATTTATTATAAAATTTAGTATATTTGCGGTACGGTGTCATGTGGCACTCTGACCCAATTAAGAACGAAAAGACCGTATGATTAAAATAGGTGACATCTGTCCATTGTTCTTTAACCCTATAAAGAACGAATTCCAGCAGGATATAGACTATATCCAACGATTTCACTCTGATGATAATATATTGGTTCAGGTATTATCCGATAGCGAAGGTGATGCAGTTTCTTTTTATTTGCATGACTTGGTTTCCGGAAGATTATCTGTTGTAGAACATTCAACTTTCCAGGTTAATTCGACAACCATACTTCATCATACTCAATTATCGGGCTTGAGGGACTCTGTATATTCCTTGTCAGTAAGAGAGGAAACGTCCGGTACATTTCACGAAAGTGAACCTTTCACTGTGTGCTCTGATTCTCTGCTGTTGAAAGAAACTTGCCTGATACAGTATTCGAATGAAGACAATAATTCTTCTTTCGATAATATCTTTTGGATAGATGGAGTGCAGCAGGTATTTGAATTCAGGGTAGAAGGGGGATTCAAGCCGGAAGGAGTTTCACCCAAAGTCGACAACGAACAATTTCGCAATCAATATCAAGAAATTGTAGAACTATATTCCGTTCCTTATAATACCTATACCCTCACATGTGGTAACGCTTCGGGTATACCTTACTGGATAGTGCTTTTTATTAATGATATACTCTCCCTGTCGTATTTTATAGTAGGAAAAGAGAGATATGTCCGTTCTGGAAACTCGGTTCCGGAAAAGACGCAGATATCCGAAGACGGGCAAATGTTCAATATGACTATTCTTTTGGAAAAGAGTACGAATGACTATTTCATGATTTCTCCTAAATCAATGCAGGTGTCCGCTGAGGCTTCATCTTGTGTTGCTCGGATAAGGTCAAACATGGGATGGTCTTTCGTAATCACGGAAGAGAGTTCTTTTATCAGTAGTAAAGAAAAAAATAGAGGAAGAGGAAGTAAGGATCTTGTTTTTGACATTGGATCCAACGGCACTGATTCTTCGCGAACTGGCAAAGTTAAGTTTACAACAGAAGAAGGACTTGAATCTTACCTGACGATAAATCAGAAGAAACCCGGTGTTTTAACTCTATCCCCTGATACAATCCAAGACATTCCCAAAAATGGTGGAAATTACGACATTTTCATTACCTCTTCCGGTAATTGGACATGTATAGATACTCCATTATGGGCTGTTCCGAACATTTATACCGGTGAAGTTGGTAAAGCGATTGTGAATATAGATGTCGAAATGAATGAGAGTGGTTCTGAACGTTCGGGAGTCATGACTTTTAAGCTTGACGATGACGATAAGGTTTCCACTCTGGTAATAAAGCAGTTGGCTCAGGATGATTATATAATTATCGACCCGAATCCCATAAACATTCCCAAGGACACATATTCCGATATTATCAATGTGATAGCTTCTGGTAGTTGGAGAATTACAAGTAATCCATCATGGGTGGATATATCCCCGTCAGACGGTATGGAAGGACATAATAATGTATCTATTGATATAACGGCCAATGTTGGGAATACAAGAACAGGAAGGATAGAGTTTGCTTTGGATGATAAACCGGATACGGTTGGAACGCTTATCATAAAACAGGAAGGCAATGAACCGCTGGTTATCACCCCCGATACAATACACGGCATCCCCGCTTCCGGTGGTTCATATGAAGTGACAATCAAGGCAACCGGCAACTGGACATGTTCATATAACCCGACATGGGCTAGGCCCGATAACGGTTCGGGGGCAGCAGGAGAAACAACCTTCACGCTAGACATTGATGTCAATACTGGCAATTCACGTGGTGACCGTTTAGAGTTCGAGCTGGACGACACCGGATATGTCGTAGAACTGGACGTGTTGCAAGATGCGGGGGCTTCTACAGGTATTGGAATCACTCCTATTGCTTTGACATTCCCTCCAACGGGTGGTGTGGGAAGAGTTGCTGTGGTAGTGCAAGAAGGGCAATGGGAAGCCAGGAATATCCCCAATAATGTATATGTAGCACCAAACAATGGGAAACCTACCTTATCGTATATGCATGTTTTGGTAGACAAGAATTCTAAAGATTCGGCCTTTGTTGATTCAATAGAAATCGTAAACACAGCACTAGGCGCTAAACAGGTATTGCAAATTGGGCAAAATAAAATGCCCGCCGAACCGATGACTTTGACTTCCAAGGTGGCAGATAATGTGGTTATACCTAGCACCGGTTACACTTATATGGGCGAGGTGTCAAGTACTGCCCAATGGGTTATTGAAGGTTATGACTCTGGATTTATGTCGGTATCTGCAGATTCCGGTGAAGCTGGAAAGACAGATATCACCGTATACATAGGTCAGAATGATACAGGTTCATTGAGGGCTTGCCAATTTAAAATTCGCAATGAAGAGACAGGTGAATGTATAACGCATTCATGGATACAGGAAACTGCCACTTCAACGGGTGAACTATTGATAGGAAGGGATAGTTTAACCGTAAATAAAAATCCATATGGAATAACCAATTATATAATATCTGCGTTGGACTGGGAAATATTATCCATCCCCGAATGGGTAAAGATGTACCCTGAAAATGGGAAGGCAGGATATACTGATGTTATTATAAGTGTGGATGAAAATACAACAGGGTCTCCACGTGTAGGTAATATAGTAGTAACGGCAGGTGGAGTCGATGAAGGTGATATAGAAATCACCCAAAGATGACATTATTAATCAAAAAACAGATAAAGCTATGATTACATTAGTACTATTATCATTCATTCTCATCGCTGGCTATGTCTTTGCGATGATTAAAAAGAGGAAGGAAATCCCTTATTCAATCAGTGCCACCTACTATGCGCTGACACACAAATTTTGGTTCGGATTGTGCATGATTGGTTCCGGTCTTTTATTGATTCCGCCCGCATTTGAAGCCAGTACGGAAAACAGCCGTTTCCTTGTATTTATTGCGGTTATCGGTATGATTGTATTGGGAGTATCGCCCAATTTCAAAGTCGAGGATAAGATACCACATATTGTCGGCTCCTGCATTGCCTTAATCTTCTCACAAATATGGGTATATTGTAATTCATGGTACTGGCTCTTGTTATGGGCTGGATTCATTGCTTACATGGCGATTTCCATGAAAAGGCATTGGATGGGAAACTTTATCTCCGACTTCGTCAAGAGGAAACCAATGTTCTGGATTGAGGTAATATCGTTGTTAACCGTTTATCTTACTTGTATCGTATGAAAGAAGCAATAATACATACTACTACCGGTAGTTTTGCCGCAGTTGCTTCAGCCTTCGTATACGAGTCTTTGCAGCATATGATTCCTTGGCTGATTGCATCATGTGCAGTAATCCTTTGCGATTTAGCCTTTGGGGTGCGGAAAAGTATGCTAATGGGTGAAAAGGTCAGATTCTCTCGTGCCATCCGTGCGACCATGGGAAAGATGGTGACTTACTTTGCATTCGTCTGCATGGTTTGCATGATTAGCGTAGCAAGTCACAATGAATATCCTATAGACGTGTATTCATGCTTACTGGTATGCTTCATAGAAGGATGTTCAATAGTCGGTAATATATTGAAGCCAAAGGGGATTAATATCAATCTTATCGGGGCTTTAGGTGTATTCGGCAAGAAGGTGTTTAAGGTTGACAAGGAAGACGTGAAAGAGATTATAGAAAATGAGTTGGATAAAGGAAAGTAACCGCCCAAAGCACCTGCTCTACGCCATCCCGGCAGGTGCACTGTTTACAATTCTGTTTGTAGCAGGACTAGCTGCCGGCATGGAGTTCAAAGACCGTGCATACGGTGGAAAATGGGATTGGCTCGATATTGCCGCTACGTTGATAGGTGGTTTTATCGGTCAGGTGATTCAGATTGGAGTATTAACATTAATCATTTAGGAGAAAATAAGCATGAGTATATCAAGAGGTCTGAGAAATAATAACCCCGGCAATATCCGTATCACAAAGGACAAATGGCAGGGACTGAGAGAAAAGCAGGAAGACAAATCGTTCTTCCAGTTTAAAGAGATGAAATGGGGCTACCGTGCCCTTATCCGAACCTTACAGAACTACCGTAAAAGACACGGCTGTCAGACGATTACTGAGTTTATCAAACGGTGGGCACCGGAGAACGAGAACAATACAGCCGGATATATCAGCCGTGTATGCAGTGAAATGCAAGTCCCGAACACATACGTTCCGGACATCAACGACAAAGCAACCATGTGCGCTTTCGCTGCCGCAATCTCACAGGTAGAGAACAATGCTCCGGCTGTCATGGCTGACATAGAAGCCGGATGGGCTTTATTATAAATTTTAATCAATAGGAGAAACAATCATGGCATTAAAAGATATTACATTCAATCAAGTAGAAAAAGGCAAGTATGTAAGTGGCCCTATACAAGTGAATCAGGAAAGCGTTGGTTTGCAGCTTGAATTTGAAAAGGGAAGCACATTGCAGTTTTTCATCAGCTACGATAGCGAAAACTTTCAGTCGGTAGAAACCCGGACATGTGGTGAGATTTTCGCCCGTCCTATCGTTGGTCTAAAGAAAGGTCAGTATATCAAACTCGAATCTACACAACAGCCTGTCAAGGCTCAATATTTTGAATCAGAAGAGTGATGGAAGCAATAGGATTAAATCCGATTAGGCTTGACGCAATAGGGATTGATCCTATTCGTCTGAATGCTATCAGGCTTGGCGTTCCGGGAGCTTCTTCCGGTTCCGTCCGCCCCTACATTGACCCAGAAGTATTGGCGTCTTTGGTTGCTGTCTGCATATGTGACGGCAAAAGCAATAACGACCCGGATAGGGCTGTAATCAAGAACTTTATTGACCCTGCCAATCCGTTTGTGATTAGCAATGCGGCTTACAAGCTGAACTCTGGATTTGGGAAGTATGAAGAGGATTTTACAACACTTAATAATAGAACTCCTGCTTATATTGAGCTTAATCCATCCTCTATATTAGTACAAGGAAAAGTTAATGATTTGTGGTTAGCATATACTACTACAAGTCCTTTTAATCTAATGAAAATAAGAATAAAGGGTTTACCAATAGGAGGTCGATTTGAATATAGATATTATAACGGAGTAGTTTTCAGTACTATTGTTATGGAAGAGGATGGTGAATATAAACTTCCAGCTTCTCAACAACATAATAATGGAATAGGATTTAGAATAAATGACCGTAATCTAAATTGGACAGGTTTTATCGTTGAACAAATCCCCTCTTTCCAAGGTGCACTGATAACCGATGGAGTTAATGACTTAATCACTTCTACTAAGAGTGTACAGGAAATGCTTGGTGGCAGTAATGAGATTACTGTTGTTAGTATGATTCATCAGATAGAAGCTAATGTTAATAATCTGACTAATACTAATAACATACGTGTAGGTTCGTCTTTTATTAGAAACAGCGTAGTTAATGTTGGTAAAACAGGTATATATGGATATACTTTTAAAAATACTGTAAGCCTGATAAATAATATACTTGGTGATAAGAATGACTATACAGCACAGGGTGATTTAACTGGAACTTCAAATAAATTCTCAGTAGAGGGGATGATTGAAGAATCTACTATTTCACAGACATCACAAGTAGCTTGGTACTGGACTTTCATTGCTAAAAGAGCATTAACCACTGACCAAATCAATCAAGTAATAGCCTACTACAATTTGGATAAATATGTTAAGCCTGATATATACTACGATGTAAAGAAACAAGGGCTTACTAATGATACTCCAGATGCAGATTGGTATCTGAAAGACTTTAGTGGCAATGGTCATGATATGCAGTTGTACAATTATGGTAAAACTCCTGAAAGCGGCATTAATGAAGAAGGTGGTTTACAATCTGACGGGGTAACAGACTATGGTAAGGCTGAGAATCTACCTATATACAAGGATTATACGGTAGTAGCTGATAGGGAATGGACATCTAGTGACCCAAGGAGTATGATACTAGCTAGCAAAACAAATGGAGTAGATAATGGCGCATTTCTTTTTGAAGATTTTGAAGCATCATCAGTAAGAGTTTATAGTTTTGGTACTGCTACAAGTGTTTCAATTGATAAAAATAGAATAATAAGTTATCAATCTAAATATCTTTATAATAAAACTTCTATCGGCATTGGAATAGCATTAGACGGCAATGTTCTATGTTTATATAGGGGAAGAGATTTGTATCCATTTTATGCTAATGCAGCTATTTGGTCATTCTTACTCTTCCCTTATACTCTTTCCGAGTTCCTGTTAGAAAGACAACTAAAGAGGTATAAGCTAGGCACTCTTTATCCTGATATGGTGGAGTTTAGACCTATTATTAAATCTAATGTAGATATTGATAAATACTTATTTATTAATAAGACTACTAACAAACAATTAAATATTGGTGATTATTTTGCAATTACTGATACAATAGAGATTCAAATTTATCTTACTGATAGAGAAAGACAAGAAATCACTAATTTTACTGTAAATGGAAAGGAATTTACTCCTGCCTTTACTGATACTAGCATAAGATATCTGTATAATATCGAAAACTTTGGTGAAGCTACAGGAAAGAAATCGCCTCAAAAGATAGACATCACTATTGATGAATACATTAGATACGAGGATATTGTTCAGCCTTATCCATATATTGTTAAAATCAGAAATAATGATGGATATATTTATACTTATGGTGATAAGTTGAAAGTTGGTTCAGAAATAATTAGAGGTAAAGTTATAAATCTTTTACCTGAACTTTATTCTGTTGCTAATGGAATCTTTTTAAATGGACAACAAATTACTAATTCAGAAGCTACTGTTGTTGTTTCAAAAAATATGGTATTCTCTCATGGTGGTAATACTTATTTAAAAGCTAATGAACCGAACTGTATTGCTGACCCTCAACGTTTATCTATTCCTAATAGTAGTTACAAGATACTTGGTTACATACCAGATATTAGTGGGCATGGTAATCACTTGAAGATTAACAATTCTGCTTATGCAGGAATGAGTGGAGCTAATGGATATAAGTATGACTGGAATACTTGGAGAATTTCAAAGAATGGGATTACTAGTACTATTACAGATAATAGTCTTCATATAACTAGTCTAAAAGAACAGTACAATCCAAATCAGGCATTATTTGAACCTAAGACTGTTGCTGATACAGGTGATAAATCTAACTTTAAAGTTAATATTACAGGTCTTACATCTAGTATTAAATGTACCTTTAATAATGCCGGAGCCATTATAAAAGAATTGGTTAACGGAGTTAATGAAATATCTGTCGATTTAGTAGCCGGATGGTATGGATTTATGATAACTGCATTAGATGGTTCTATAATTGGAGATTGTGATATTACTATTCAGCAAATAGGAGAATATGAAGGCTCATTCTGTCTTGATGGAGTAGATGATTTTATCACTATTCCTACTTTATCTCATGGTGCTAAGCAGGTGTTGATGAAGGTGAATTGGAATTCTATTAATACTATTGCTTATGACCATAGGAATGGTATTGGTAGTAATGACATGTTTGCTATTTATCTTTCTGATATAAATGAAGCAATTGCTTATAATGCTAGAAATAGTGGACAAACTTATATTGATGGAATATTAAATACCAACATTATTGCTAGTCAATTAAAAGATATTACTCATAACATAACTATAACTAATAATGATGTTAATGCTAACAATAGTGGTATTCTAAGAATTGGCTCTGCTTATACTAATTCCTTATATGCTCAAATGGCTCTCTTCTCCTTCATGTCCTTTGATGATATTAGCTCTGAGGATGAAATCAAAGAACTGAATGACATTGTAGGTATTGAAGGTGGTTATGTGGAAAGTCCGGATTATTATTGGGATGCTTTTGGTAAGAGTAATAATAATGCTAATGATATTGAAAAAAACAGAAACAGCATTCAAGACCAAGTATATAAGCAATTACATGGACTTCCAACCACTAATAGTAGGTTCTTGGAATTAAAAAACTTTGTTTTTAATGAAAAGAGTGGTTATGGTGGTATAAGTTCGATTTACAAATTTGCTACCGAGCCTGTTGGTGGACAATGGCAGTACTATGCTAGTCGTGTTTCATTTGAAGTACTTAACGATGGAGACGCAGTCAGAATTACAGAAGCTAGAACTACTGTTGCTTTGTTCTATATAGGAAATCCAAATAAAAAAGCATACTATAAGATAACAGGTATTAGTGCTGGAAAAGGTATAAAATTTGGAAACGATAGTGGTCTCTCTGTATGGAGTAAAGTTATTGAAGAAGATGGTGTCTATGAAATTGATTGGTCTTCGAATATTAATACTGATGGAACTAGAATTACTGCTTGCATCATGACTAATGGTTGGACTGGAGAATGTGATATTGTAATTGAACAAGTATCTCAATATCCTAATGGATTAGTCAGTGATGGTGTAGAAGACCATCTTATTAATACTGTTATTCCAGCTTTCACTGATTTTACAGTTATTGCTAAAAGGATGTGGATAAATAAGGATGAACCTTTAAATGAATGTTTTATTCATAAAGGCGTTGTTAATACCTCAATAAGCCAATCCGCATTTATGCTAGAGTACGAAATAACTGATGACACTTATTATAGAAGTGCGTCCTTTGGCGGGTATATAAATGTTGAGAGAGTAAATAGACCTGAAAGTATTACCTATCAAACGACAAAAAGTTATAATGGAACTCCTATAATTAAGGGTTCAGGTATTGATACTCAAGGACTAGTTATAGGAGCTGCTACTAATAACTATTGGAAAGGAGTATTCTACAAAATGATGCTATACTCCAAGACTATTGACCAATTAAGTATCAATATGCTAAAGAACCTGTTTGCTAAAGACGAATTAATCGATGTAAATAACCCAATATTTAAGAAAGAAGAATTATGATTGATTATGTAGAAATTACAGTAGCGAAGCTAGAGACTGCTTTGCCTGAACGAATTGAAGAATTACATTTAGCTCCGCGTAGAAGTCCAAAAGGTGGTAAAGTATTAATTAAACTTCAACATTATAAGGACTTGTTTAAGGAAGAAGTTGAAGAACAACTTGCTAGTATTCCTATGACTCTTGACGAAAATGGTGAACCTACAAAAATGTCGGAATATGTTTGCCCGTTTCCTGTTTATAGTGGCAAAGAACTTGAAGACTTGTTATCAAGTTCTGAGTGGACTTCAAACGATAATATCCTATGAGGTCACTCCCTTGGATATTAGTCTGCCTGCTGCTTGGCGTGGTCGTGTGGATGCAGTGTAATCCACACGAGCTACAACCTATGTATGTAAAAGGAGCCACAGTTCATATCCGGGACACAATAAGAGACACAATCCTTAAGCCGGTAAGGGAGACTTTGAAACGTACTGATACGGTATATTTACCGGTTCTAATAAATACTGCCACCGATAGAACCGTAGAAGGTGATTCGGTCCCGGTACTTATACCTATTACAAGCAAGGAGTATAAGACAGATGATTACCGTGCGGTAGTTAGTGGATATAAGCCCAGTCTTGATTTCATGGAGTTGTACAGGGACAATAAAATAATCACTCTTACACCCTTACAGAAAAAGAAACGCTGGGGATTGGGTTTACAGGCCGGATACGGTTATCCGGGTGGTTGGTACGTTGGTGCAGGAATAAGCTGTAACTTGTTCATGTGGTAAATACAAAAATATGATGAAATTATATAGCGAAAAATACAATAATCGATGAAAATTATATATCTCAGAAAGGAGGTAACATGATACGCTAACTAGAATTAAATCCGTACACCGGTATAGTAGAAGGCCGGTTAACCTAACAAATGTAGCTCTTTTGGGGATAGAGTAAAAAGAACCCCAGCACTATAAGTTGACGCCAATCGAACTTTTTAGTATACCAAAAGCATACATAGGTAGTGCCAGGGGTTCATAATATCCTTAACATTCCTATATATGCTTTTGTTCATTTGGTACTATAGTACGATTGGCAAAGGCAAAAGTACAACAAAAAATTAAATTACCATGTGTAAGTCGGAGATTTTTGCCAAAATACTAAACCTTGTAGGAAAAGAAACTGAAGTTTCTACCGAATTAATCCTTTCATCAACCAAAGTGACCGAAGTCGTCGATGCCCGCTCAATTGTAGTGTTCTTCCTTTCCGAATACGGTCTGTATCCAGAACAGATAGCCGTTTTGCTTCATAAGACATCCGCAAGTATCCGTTATATTCTATCCACTTTTGAAAGCCGGAAAAGCACAAACAAAATGATTGCAATATATTTGCAAAATATTCGCAAATCACTTGAAAATGAGTGCTGACTTACGCTATTCATAATATATACTTTTGTGATGCGGTTAATATTGACCGTGTTATAATCGTATATTAATATGAGTGAAACAAAAACTTACGTTTTCCCGGAATCAGGCGGGAACGGTGGTGGTAACGGGATGATGGCAATGCTTGCTCCGTTATTGCAACAGAAAGGTATTGACCCGAACTTGTTGGTTGCCATGCAAGGAAAGAACAATAACGGTTTTGGCGGAGACGGTTCTTCTTTCTTATGGATAATCTTCCTCTTCTTCCTTTTTCCGTTGATGGGACGTGGCGGTTGGGGTAATGGTTTTGGTGGTAACGATGGTGGTGTTCCAGCTAATGCAGGACTTGCCGGACTTATCAACAATGATAACGGTCGTGAGCTCCTTATGAGTGCAATTCAAGGGAACGGACAAGCGATTAATAATTTGGCGACTAGTTTGAACTGCTCAATCGGTCAGGTTCAGAATGCCATCAATGGCGTGATGTCACAGGTACAACAGGTAGGAAATCAGGTAGGGCAAAGCTCAATGCAGATAATCAATGCTATCCAACAGGGTAACTGTCAGATCGCTCAACAGATTGCTTCATGCTGCTGCGAAAACCGTCTGGCTATCTGCCAACAGACAAACACATTGCAGAATGCCATTAACGGTGTTGCAACCGGTCAGGAAAGAGGCTTTGCTTCCGTAGCATACGAAACCCAACGCCAGACTTGCGACCTGCAGAATTCCATCAAGGACAGCACACAGCAAATCCTTGCCGGACAACGTGCGGCTGAAATGCGTGAAATGCAGAACAAGATTGACCATTTGCGTGAAGAAAACAGCACGTTCAAGAGTTCTGCCATGACTTCACAAATTGTGGCGCAGGCCACCGCTCCCCTTGGCGCAGCTTTGGGTGATTTGAGCAGCCGTCTGGCTAAGATTGAATGTGCGCAACCGCCTACATTCCCGATGCCTTATTGTCCGGCTAGCGGTAACTATGTTCCGGTAAACTATTCCGTTCCTGTAAACTTCGGTGTATCTACATTAGGAACTTGCGGTTGCTAAGAAAGGAGGTAATTATGTTATATCCTAACTTAATGTATCCCTACTGGCTTCCGAGCCCTTTCCTGATGAACCGATCCGCAAGGGGAATTAGGAGAATTGATGTTAACGGAATCTACGAACTTTCGACTAACGCTATTCAGTTAACGGATGCAAGCGTAGATTATGGTATTAATCCTCACTGCTACAATGAACTTCCGTGCGAAAGCATAATCCTGTTGAAGGTTCATGCGGATGTTCCGGCCGGTGGAGAAGCCTTGCCTGTATATGTCATAACTCCTAATCTGGGACAGACAACTCTTGCTACTGCTGGGGTTACTACCGGAACATCGAAAGTCCCTGTTGTGGACAGTAATAACAATCCCGTCACCGGGACTGATGTTACAGGCACTACGGAACGTCTTGCTTATCTTAATAAGCGCACAGGCGTTATACGTTTTCTGGAATTTACGGCTTCAACACCGGCTGCCGCCCGCCATGGCGGATTCTGTAAGGTCAAAGTAAAATCTGGAGTGGGAGTAATCCCACTTCTCAAAGAATTAATGAATTATGTTTCAAAGTCTAAGACAATCCAATATCTTTTATATCCTTCAAAAAGGGGAAAATCCTGAATTGAAAATGGGGCAGGTTGTTTCAGTAAGCAATCCTCAGCCTAAATATGGGCAGTATGTGCCGGGACAAACTTACGGACAGAACATGGAAACTGTTGTTGACGTATCGGTCAAAGTTGGTGAAGAAACCATTGATTTCAAACAACTTCCGGCAAATCTATCTATCGCAAACTTTGGTGCTAACGGAGTTGTGGTTTCAGAAAGCCGTGAAGCCATGAACGCTGAGGTTGAATCCATGCTCAGGATAAGCCGGGGAGTGATAGAAAGTGTCCCTTACCATGAGAAGGTTATTTCTTCCTGTGATGCTATGCTTAGGGAGCTGAATCCCCAGTTGGCTAAAGAAAAAGAGCAGGAAGAGAAAATCGGTGTCCTTGAACAAAAGGTATCCGGTGTCGAGAATACCCTTACCGATATAAAAGATATGCTTGCAAAGGCTTTGGGAAGTGGTAGTAACAATCCTAAAAGTAAATAATTATGCAGATAGTTGAAATCACAGAAAGCAAGGTCGAGAAGATGTCCGACTACGCTGAAAAGATGCTCAAATACGGTGGTAAACTGATGCAGTGCATCGAGGAACTTTCCGAAGGCGAAGGCATTGGAAGACGTGAGCGTGAACGTGAATATGATGACGATGACGACCGTTACGATGAAATGGGAGAACGCGGTGGTTCAGGACGTGGTGGTTATGGTGAACGTGGCGGCTACGGAGAAAGACGTGGTGTACGTGGTACCGGACGCTATTCCCGTTACCGTTAATTTGTTTAATTAGGGAGTGGATTATTCTACTCCCTATAACTTTATAAAATCATGAGAAGAGAACCGCTGGATATAAGAGACAGAAGACCGGAAGAGATGGAAGCATACCTTTCACACTTTGGCTGGCACTTCAACAAAAAAATGTGTGAGTTTGCTGTATCTTTGATGAAGAGGATGAACCCTCAAACTGGAAAGAAGGAGCGTATTGAACCAATATCGAAAGAGAAGGTTGACGAATTGCTCACCCGTTACGGGGTAAAGCTTGAAAACAATGTTTTGTACGACTACGTGTACTGGGCTAATCAGTGCAAGGCGGATTTGTTTAAATCCTCCGTGCCCGATGAAGCACACATGGCATTGTACATAAAGGATATGATTGACGATCCGGATGCTCCTGACGGCATGGCAATGTGTATGTGGTACGCAAAGATGAACAGAGCCGGAGAACCGGTAGAGTGGGACGAAATGCTCTGATAAATGATAAGGCAACGGTTTACATTACCCAAGTATGACTGGAGCTGCATGGTTTACTATGCAGTGGATACATATTATACAGAAGAGATACTGGATAATATGCATTCTATCGGTTGCGATGGTGATATGCTCCGTACTGCATACGATAACATAAACTCCGGCAATTTGAACACCGGAGTTACTTACTCCAACTTCGGAACCCGGGAGACTGTAATGGTCATTGCCCTCGCTTCATCCCCGAAGGAGTTCGCCAAGTCATGGCGGCATGAATGCGGTCACATGGCTACCCATATCTGCCAGGCATTCGGTATAGACCCGTACGGAGAAGAAATTCAGTACATAGGGGATGATATCATTGAAAAGATGTGGGAATATGCTAAAACATTGTTGTGTGAATGTGAATGCTGCAAAAACAAGTCCAAACATTTAATACATTAATTCCATGAAAAAGAAACAGGTTCGAAAGGCGCTAAAGAGTGATACACCTATCAATAGCATGTATTCCCTTATTCCAGATAATAGGATGCGGGCTTTCAAAAAGTTTGCCGCCCTGTTCGGATTTACTGAAGAACGGATAAAAACAGTGCTCGAGAATGAGAAACGATAAGCTCGACATATTAATTGAGCAGGCCGATGACCGTTATCACTCGGATTTCTGCCGGCTTCTACTGGTGATGCTATGGAACGCCTAGAAAGGTGGTTGTACTGGCTTGTTCCTCTTGCTATTATTGCAAGGGTTATATCTTTGTGCTTGTCCCTGACTATGTAGTCCGGGATTTTTTATACCTTTGCCGAAAACAAAATATTATGGAAGAAGAAAAGAAATACGACCACGACTCGGTGAATGAGTTGCTCACCTGGGCGAAAGAAACACTGGATAACAAGAGATATCCGGCCGGAGAATTTCAGCTCGATAAGAGTGCAAAGATTCTTAATTGTGCTAATTATCTTGATTCAATGATTTCTATGATTTCAAAGAACTGGGAGAATCCTACGTTTTACCCGACAATTGACCAGCTAAGGTTGTTCAGGGAAAAGGTATCCTAGTAATAGTGAATATCATTTTGATAGCAAAAATAGTTGTTTTCTGTGACAGATAGTAAGTCTGGAATACTTCGATTAGACTATCAAAGTGTTATGTGATGTCCGATAAAATAAAATGATAAAATAGATAGCGAGAAATTAAAGTCTCTTTTTTGTTGAAGTAAAAAGGCAGTCTACCCGACTGCCTTTCTTATTTTATATAACCTTCTTTATCTTTTGAAATCCTTCCAAAACGGTCTTAGGCATAATCTTTGCATATATCTGTGTAGTCTTGATATTGCGATGCCCCAGCATTTTGGAAACAACCTCTATGGGAAGGCCTGAGCCTAAAGCGATGGTGGTGGCAAACGTGTGCCGGCCAATATGCGTACTAACATGCTTCTTGACTCCTGCTGATGAGGCTACCAGTTTTAATGTTCTGTTATATACATCATATGCAAGGTGTGGTAATTGGTAGTCGTATCTGTCAAGTACCTCTATAACGGGCGGAAGAAGGGCGGCAAAAAAGGTAACACCTGTTTTTATCCGTTCATCTTTTAGTATAAAATCATCTCCATGACGCTCTGCTTTTGCAAAGTTGACATTTATAAGGTCTGAATATGAGAGTCCGGTATAACATTGAACTATGAATAAGTCCCGTGCTTTTCTTTCTAATGAAGAAAGGGTTTTGTAATTCCTTATGAGGCCTATTTCTTCCAAGCTAAGTATAGTACGTTCGCGTGGCGTTCCGAGGCTGTCGTGGAATTTTCGGTAGGGATTATCCTGCATCTTTTCAAATTTGATGGCTTCATTGATATACAGTTTGATGACCTTATGATAAGTATGTATAGTTGTTTGCCTCATGAGGTGTCCGTCTACTTTACGTTTTTTGAGATATTCATCCAATAGTGTAATATTGGGATATGTCAAGTCTGAAAAGAATGTTAGGTGCGGGTATTCATTCTTTAGAAAATTAAGCACCTTATAGTGCTGCTTTTGCGTGCTTACGCATGTAGGTCGCTCGCTTATTCGTTTTTCCATGAATTCAACGAATGAACCGCCAATATACACATCATTGATGTGATCAAGATAATCAAGGGAAAATTTTTGCTTGTTTTGGTCTAGTCGGTCAACTAGCTCGTTGATTTCGTTGATTTGTTCTGTGATTTTCTTGTTTAAGCGATCCGCATCATCAATATTCACTATACGTCCAGTCTTGAACTGGTTCTTGTATAGCTTGATTCCTGTGGTGACAAACTTTCGTTTGTTCTCAAATCTAATCTCAATTTGCACTAAGCCTCTTTTCTTTGATGAGGCTGTTTTTTTTCTGTCGAAAACGACTCTAATTTGTACTCTGTTCATAACGCAGTTTGGTTTTAAAAATTGGTATCCGATTTAGCAAAAACGGTATCCGATTTTGGTATCCAAAATGCGCATATATCTTAATAAACCCTTATAAAACCGTACATTTAAATAATATGCGTTTGCAAATATATTGAAATGTAAATAATTAAAGCACAAGTAGTTACGCTTATTAAATTGTCCCAAACTCGTGCTTTATTTTGTGATCCAGCTGGGGCTCGAACCCAGGACCCCAACATTAAAAGTGTTGTGCTCTACCTGCTGAGCTACTGAATCAATCCTTATTTGCGAATCAGTTATTTCCTGATTGCGGGTGCAAAGGTAGT